TTAATGGCGAACATGATCGTACGCGTTACCATTTAAGTGATTGGAATCGAAGAAGGCTTTTTGCTCTTCGAAAAATAAAAGAAGCTCGAGAAATTGCTCCGCGATCTTAAAAACGGAGTCCTTCCACAGATTGCAATTACCCCACACGGTGGCATGGTTGGAGAGGGCACCGCCAAAAATCCTTCGGATATCTGCGACATCGGCTCCGGCGGCTTGCATCGTGACCAAACATCTTCTGACGACGGTGCGTACGAGATCGTTGACGATCTCCCCTTTTTGCGACATCTCGGCAAGTCCGGCCAGGACAATTAAATGCCGGCTAGCAATATCATGTTTGTGTGCGTAAAGCATTTTTCCCCTTTGTGAAGCCCCCGTTTTTTCGTCACCTGTACCGGCGCTCATCGAATTGACGGATGAGCTCAACAAGGGTTCCGCAACTTCAGCCGCGCCGATGCATTAAATATCGATCCTCGTGGAACCTCACTCGATTGCTCTCGACAGTTGAGATTAAGTTGCCGCTGAGGCAGGGTTAAAGCTTAGAAATACTCACCGTGACTTTTTCTCGCAGGCAATATGCGCTCGAAATCATCGCGGCACTCGGCATCAAAGAACACTTAAGTGAAGTGTTGCCCCGAAATAGAGATTTTTTGCATTCGCGCTGAACGGTTTTTGTTAGTACGTGAGTTCAGAAACCACATGCGGTTTAATAGAGGCCGATATACGAAAGGCTGGACACGAAGGCGACCAGCCCAGACCATCCTATTAGCAATGCGCATTTCGACTTTCTTCTCTGCGTACATAGCTTCACGCCTTGAGACTGAACGAAAAAGAGCAGCGGATAGCTGACACTTACTGCGAATAGTCGCGCTGGAAGAGAATCCTCGAAAATTGAGGAAAGTTCGATGAGGTTCTCAACCAGGAAGAACGATGTAGCAGTAGGGCCGGAAAGAAATGCGCAAAAAATAATCGGCACTCCTGAAGCGAGAAGCCCCGCTTTGGTACAACGATCAATCGTCTTTGTGTTATTCAATTTCCGTCCAAGCCAAGAAAGTAGTTTTGGCTGGTATGAGATCGAACGTATTGTCTGCAAGCGAACGCACCCCCTAGGCCAAACTAGGTCACCGGATAATGCAGGCATAGTAGTAGGGCGGCTATCAGGTTTTTCCTTGCACTCGGGTAAAAGTTATTTCAGTTCTCATATCCTAGGATCCTCCGTGCCGTTATCTGCCGCTCGAAGTCATCACGACAGTCGTGATTACAAAAGAGCAGTTCGTTCGCAACTATTTCATCGCAAAAATGGCAGCGGCAGTCGGGCTGCAGCGCGGGCGCATGTCTTGCGGCGGCCAGGCCAGCCGCGATAGTGCGATAGATCCTGTTGTCAGCATTATCTGCGTGATCACTCATGGTTATTTGCCCTCATTGGTAGGAAGTTGATAGGGACGGAAGCGGACTACGTCTTGGCCCGTCCACTCGTTCAAGGAAAGGAACTGCGCCTGCAACGGCTCAATCTCGTTGCAACCAAAGACGGCGGCGGCTTTCGTCACATCGCCGAATCCGCCGGTGTTGTTGGGCATGGTTCCGAGCAATTGCGGCGGCACGCGATGCGCGGCCAGCACGTCGTCGCGCGTGCAGTTTTTGATGTTGAAAAATTCATCCTTGGCAGCGATCTCAGAGACCGGCAGGATCTGCAGGCCGTCTTTCTTGCCGCCAGGTGCATACACAAACAAGTTGCGGAAGTTGCCCGGTCCCTTACTGTTGCGCATTGCCTCGCGCAGCTTGTCCACGTCATTGACGTTGCTGGCCGTGTCGGTCATGTAGAGAATGAAGCCGGCATGCGAGCCGTTGAGGTAGTAGCGCCGGCGGAAGAGCGTGGCCGACTCATTGAGCCAGGCCGATTGCAGCGCACTCACGTATTGCGGCACGCCGTACACTTCCTGATTGATGTCGGGCGCCTGCAAGTGCCAGATGCCGTCTCGCTCAAATTCGTAGGTATCTCGCCAGCCATTGACGAAGAAGTAGCGCCCTGGCTCTACCCCGACGCGCGTGTATTTGGCCAATGCCGGCTTGAGGTTCAAAAGCTTGCCCGTCATGCTCTCGCGCCGCTCGGCGTAGCAGTTGCCGAACAGCAGGAAGTCCAGCGCCAGGCGCGTGAAGTCTCCACGCGACAAGACGGCAGACGGCTGGAAGGTCGAGGCCAGGATATTGACCTTGCACCAGATCGCGCTGGCATGGTGGACGCTGGCATTCAAGGATTTGGCCAAGCCGACCATGCTCAAGGGCGGCTCGTACCAATCACCATTGCGGTAGCACTCAACATCGGCCAGCATGTCCCGGCCTTCCAGCACGGGCGAAGGATCGCCGAAAGAAAACGCCTCAACGGCTGGCGCCGGCGGCGTGTCGACCTTGGCCGGCAGGGTGTTGTCGGACGCAGCCGCGCGGCGGCGTGCTCTGTGTTTCATCAGAAGAACTCCATGGAAGAGGTGTTGTTAGCGGTAGTGCCTTCGAAGGGCTCATAGTCGAGGGCGTGCATGACCGACCAGGCCAAGTCAGCGTGGCCGGTTTCTTCCGAGCGGCCGGCGTCATAGGTGACGGCGCGGCCGCTGGGTGTGAGGATCTTGCGAATGGCCATGAAGGACTGCGCGATGTCCGTCCAGCCGGCATCGAACTGCAGGCGGCCGCTGCGGATGATGTTTTGGGCCTTCAACACCATCCGCGTTTTGACCTCCGGCGAATAGCTGATGGCGGTGGCACCTGGGAAGAACTGTTTCACCAGGGGATAGACGCCCACGCCCATGCCCGTGGTGTCGATACCGATGTACTGCACGTTGTAGCGGCCGCACATTTCCTTGATGAGCGCGGCCTGTTCCGCAAAATCTTTGCCGCGCCACTGGTGGCGTTCAAGGATGCGGAAATTGCCGCCAGGGACCAGCGGTGGTGCAATCACGGAGCAGCCGGCGCTGTCGCCCGTCAATGAAGGGTCATAGCCAATCCACACAGGCCGGTGGCCAAAGGGGCGTGCCGTGAAGGGCTTGTAGTCGTCCCAGTCCACCCACGAATCGACCATGCCGCGCTGCAGATCGGCCAAGGGGAACACCGACGCGGAATCGTCGATGAAGTTACACATCAAGAGGTTGTCGAACTGGTCCGGCGAGTATTCGAAGTCGCGCAGCTCATCGATGTCGAACAGATCGCAGCCGCCGGCTGCGGCGTCCATGATCGTGACAATCTGACGCCAGATTTTGTCCTCGCCCGTAAAACCCGAGGACAGCCGCTTGTGGCTCACATCGATATTGACCTTTTCACCCTTCGCGCGGCGCTTGTTGAACGCCTCACCGGTCCAGAACGGATAGGCCTGGTGCGTGGTGGCCGAGGGCGTGGAGAAGTACGTTTTGCGCCACTTCTTGTGCAAGGCCATGCCGGACGCCACCTTGTTCAGCTCAGTGAAATTGTGCGTCCAGAAGAATTCATCGAAATAGAAGTTGCCGTGGTAGCCCTGGGCGGTACGTGCGTTGGTGCCGAGGAAATACAGGTGCGCGCCATTGGGCAGCACGATAGGATCGCCGGACAGCTCAACACCGCATGCGTCCTTTGCAAACTGGATGATGTACTGCTTGAAGACGTGCGCCTGCGACTTCGAGGCCGAGAGAAAAATCTGATTGCGCCCGGTCTGGATCGCATCAATCAGCGCCTCGCGCGCGAAGTACCAGGTCGCGCCGATCTGGCGCGATTTCAGGATGATGCGCGTGCGCTCGCTACCGTTTCTGTACCAGACCTTTTGATAGTCGAACAGCGATTCGTTGAATGCCTCGACGATGCGCTGCTGCGCCTCTTCGCTGAACTCGTTGCGCACCGGCTTTTTCTTCGGGCCAGCATTGCGATTGGCGATCTTGGGATTGAGGTCAGTTTCGTTGCCGCCCGGCTGCTCATAGCGACGCACGCGTGCGGCCTGCACAAGCTGACGCATCAACGCATCAAGCTCCTTGTACTCGCCATTGCCCTTTACTTCCTTGGCGATCAGTTGCACTATGCGCGCTTCAAGGGCAATCTCTACGCGCTCAAGGCGCGAGACCTTTTCCCATTCATCGCGGTGCTTCCAGCTATTGACGGTAGATCGTTTGATCTTCAGATGGCGTGCAATCGACGAGATGCGCCAGCCTTCGAAATACAGGCGGCGCGCGACCTGTCGAGGCTCGGCCGCCTGGTCGATGTTGTCCTTGATGTCTTCTGGAATTTCTAACATGCCGCAAGCGTAGGCGGCGCGCGCGCGTAGCGGGGACTTTGCCGAGTCGCTATCCCTGATAACAACCCTCACTTGATTGATGCATTTCGCCCATCGGCAGAAGATGACGTTATCCGATCAACCGATAACGAGCGCGAAAACTCATGGCAACCAAGAGCAAATTCTTCCGCGTCGCGACCGAGGGCGCGACCACCGACGGCCGTAGCATCAGCCGCGAGCAAATCCAGCAGATGGCCGACAGCTACAACGTGAAAACCTACGGTGCTCGCGTGTGGGTCGAACATCTGCGCAGCTTGCTTCCTGATGGCCCGTTCAAGGCCTACGGCGATGTACTGGCAGTGAAGGCCGAAGAGGTCGACACCGAACACGGTAAGCGCCTGGCCCTGTTCGCTCAGATCGAACCGACGCCCGCGCTGATCGCCATGAACAAGGACCGTCAGAAGATCTTCACCAGCATCGAGCTGGCCGACAAGTTTGCGGATACCGGCAGCTCCTATCTGGTCGGCCTGGCCGTGACCGACAGCCCCGCCAGCCTGGGAACTGAGATTCTGCAGTTCTCGGCCACCAATCCGAAGGCCTCGCCCTTTACTCCCCGCAAGCTGAAGCCGGAGAACCTGTTCTCTGAAGCCATCGAGGCCAAGCTCGAATTCGAGGAAGACGGCCCGAGCGTCGCCGAGACCATCAAGCAACTGTTCAGTCGCATCGGTGGTGGCGAGAAGAAGGCCGATGCCCAGCATGCCGACGTGATCGCCGCCATGACCGCCGTGGCCGAGAAGGTCGGCGAGTTTGCGCAGGCGGCCGCGCAGGCGGGCAAGGATGTGGCCGAAGCTGTCGCCCGCCTGGAGAAGCTGGAAAAGCGCGTCGGCGACGAATCGACCGCCGCCGAGCAGTTCCGCCAGACCATCAACCTGACCGACAAGAGCAACCTGCAGCGCCCGCCGGCCACCGGTGGCGGCAACAGCGGCACCGTGCAGACCGAGTTCTAAGCCACCGGCCGACCAAGTACACCATTTCCGCATTTCACTGGAGCAGAACACATGAAGAATCAGACCCGCGCCGCCTACAACGCCTACACGTCGCGCCTGGCCACGCTCAATGATGTCGCCGGCGGCGCCGTCCACTCCACCTTCTCGGTGGATCCGAGCGTGCAGCAGAAGCTCGAAGACAAGATGCAGGAATCGTCCGAATTCCTGGGCAGCATCAACATCATCGGCGTCGATGAGCTGGAAGGCGAGAAGATCGGCCTGGGCGTGTCCGGCCCCATCGCCAGCCGCACCGACACGCGCGGCGACAAGCGCCGCAGCACCCGCGACGCGTCCGCTATGACGAATACCCGCTATCGCTGCGAGCAGACCAATTTCGATACCCACATCACCTATGCCAAGCTGGATGCCTGGGCCAAGTTCCAAGACTTCCAGACCCGCGTGGCCAATGCGATCCTGAAGCGCCAGGCGCTGGACCGCATCATGATCGGTTTCAACGGCGTGAAGGTCGCGGCCGATACCAATCTGACGCAGTATCCGCTGCTGCAGGACGTGAACAAGGGCTGGCTGCAACAGATCCGCGAGAACTCGCCGCAGCGCGTTATGGGCCTGGTTGGCCAGGATCTGCCCGGCAAGGTCGTCATCGGCGGTGGTGCCGGTGCGGACTACGCGAACCTCGATGCTGCCGTGTATGACGCGGTGACCAATCTGGACCCGTGGTATCAGGACGATACTGGCCTGGTGGTCATCGTCGGCCGTGAACTGCTGCACGACAAGTATTTCCCGCTGATCAACAAGGACAAGGCGCCTACCGAGACCCTGGCCGCAGACATCATCATCAGCCAGAAGCGTATCGGCGGCCTGCCGGCAGTGCGCGTGCCGTCCTTCCCGGCCAATGCCATGCTGATTACCCGCCTGGACAATCTGTCGATTTACTTCCAGAACGGCGGCCGCCGCCGTCGCGTGGTGGACGAACCGAAGGCCGACCGCATCGAGAACTACGAATCGTCGAACGACGCCTATGTGATCGAGGACGAGGGCCTGGCCGCCTTGGTGGAAAACGTGGTGCTGCAGGATGCGGCAGCGGGCGGCGCCTGATGTCGCGCCTGTCTCCTGCGGCACGCCACCGTGAGCGCATGCTCGGCAAGCTGGCGGCGTCCGCCGGCGAGCCGGGCGGCGTGACCACCGGCAGTGCCTATGAGCTGATGCTGATGAAGCTCCATGAAGACCGCCGCACGCTGTCTAATATCCAGTCCATCGAACGCAAAATCGAGATGAAGGCCACCTTGCTGCCGGCCTATCAGGACTGGATTGATGGCGTACTGGCGGGCGGCCGTGGCGCGCACGACGAAGTGCTGGTCAACGTGCTGGTGTGGCACATCGATGTCGGCGACTACGAACGCGCCCTGCAGCTCTCGGCCTATGCGCTGGAACACAAGTTCACTTTGCCGGATCGCTACAACCGGACCTTGCCCACGCTGCTGCAGGACGATTTCGCGGGCGCCAGCCTGGGCGGCAAGTTGAAGGACGACCCGGCCCGCGCGGCCGAGATCCTGCAACAGGTCCTGGCCATGACCGGCAATGCCGATACGCCCGACCAGGCGCGCGCCAAGGTGCATAAGGCGCTGGGCCTGGCACTGCTTGAGTTAGTCAATCAGGTGGACGCCGAGAACATCACGGCGGCAACGGCTGACCGGGCCACGGCTTCGCTGCAGCACCTCACCCGTGCGAGCGAGCTGCATCAGGCGGCCGGCGTCAAGAAGGAAATCGAGCGGCTGGAACGGCGACTCAAAAAGTTCGCCGAACCGGCCAAGTAAAGAGCACCCCACGGCGCAGGGGCGGCCCGAGACGGATGCGACATTGTTCGTCGGATGTCTCGGCCACCGCCCCCCACATATTCAAAACAATGAGCTATATCGACGAGGTGCCGGTAACGGCGGGGCCGACCATGCCGGCCGATGTGAAGGCCATCACCAATGACGGATTTTTCCCAGACATCAGCATGCCGGCCATGCGGGACGCCATGCGGCTGGATTCGACGGTGACGGATGCGCGGCTCCGTCCGGCCCTGGTGGACGCGATCCTGACGGTCAATCGGCTGCTGCGAGACTGGCAGGCGGACCACCTGGCCAGGGGCATTCAGAAGCTGGAAGAGGTGCCCGCGCTCAAGGTGGACGGTGAAAGCCAGTACGTCGCGCACTACCGTCGCGCCGTCTATAGCTTCGCCAAGGCCGACATCTTCGAGAGCTATCGGGACTACGACACCACGGCGAGCGCCCTGACCGACAAGAAAAACATGGAGTGGATGGATTCGGCGCCGGACGTGCAGCGCCGTAACGGCCATTGGGCCATCAATGACATTCTCGGCCGCACGCATGCGACCGTGGAGCTGATCTGATGCAGGTGCGCAGCCAGCAGGGCGACACACTCGATGCGTTGGTGTTTCGCTACCTGGGCGCCAGTAGCGGCTATGTGGAACAGGCCTTAGCCCTCAATCCATCCTTGGCCGCGTTGGGGGCCGTGCTCCCAGCGGGAACGATGGTCACGTTACCTGCTGCAGTAGAAGCGCCCAGCACCGCACAAGACAGCATCAGCCTGTGGGATTGACAACATGAATACGAAAACACTGACAAGGGGAAACCACGTTATGGCAGCAGAATCCGCTGGTGGCATCGCTGCCATCCTGAAAATCTACGGC